ATAGCACACAGCGGCAGAAAGGCCTTCGGGCTTTCTGCCGCTGTTGCTATTTCTGAGCCCGGAAAAGGAGGTATAGCCGTGGACATCGTATGGAAAAGGCTGGACGAGATTACCCCATACGAAAATAACCCCAGGGACAACGACCAGGCCGTGGACGCTGTGGCCTCCTCCATCAAGGAGTTTGGCTTCAAGGTCCCAATCGTGATAGATGCCCAGGGGGTCATCGTAGCCGGTCACACCAGACACAAGGCTGCCAAAAAGCTGGGCCTGGAGAAGGTCCCTTGCATCGTGGCCGATGACCTGAGCGACGAGCAGATCAGAGCTTTCCGGCTGGCTGATAATAAGACGGCGGAGCTGGCAGACTGGAACGAGGACCTTCTGGCCCAGGAGCTGGCCGAGATTGAAGACATCGACATGACCCTATTCGGTTTCGGGGATGAGGAGAGCGACCTTGCCGACGAGCTGGAGGATAACCCCTACACCATGGCCACGAACGTCCCCCAGTATGAGCCCACCGGGGCGAAGCCCTCCCTCTCCCAGCTCTATGACGCCGATAAGACCGATGACCTCATAGCCGAGATTGAGGCCTCCGGCCTGAGCAAGGAGGAGAAGGGCTTCCTGCTGCGGGCCGCCGGCCGGCACACGGTTTTCAACTATGGCCTGATAGCTGAGTATTACGCCCACGCATCCCCAGAGATGCAGGAACTCATGGAGAAGTCGGCCTTGGTCATCATCGACGTGGACAATGCCATTGCCAATGGCTATGCCACCCTCATGGGTGAGGTCCTGGACGCTATGGGGGAGGCTGGGGACGATGCGTGATGACTTTGCCGTGCTCATCCTGACCCATGGGAGAGCCGATAACGTGGTCACCATGAAAACCCTTCAGCGGCAGGGGTATTCCGGGAAGTGGTACATGGTCATTGATGACGAGGACGATATGGCCGATGACTACCGCCGGAACTTCGGAGAGGAGCACATCGTCACGTTCTGCAAGCAGGAAGCCGTGGACCGAGCGGACACCATGGACAATCTGGATGAGCACCGGGCCATCCTGTATGCCCGCAATGAGAGCTTCCGTATCGCGCGGGACCTGGGCCTGAAATACTTCCTCATGTTGGATGACGATTACAGCGACTTCCTGTTTCGTTTCCCTGAAGGGAAGAAGCTGGCCTCCAAGACCCCCAGGGGAAAGACCCTGGAGAGGATTTTCGAGGCCATGCTGGGCTTCCTGGACGCTTCCGGGGCCGCAACCGTGGCCTTTGCCCAGGGCGGTGACTTTATCGGAGGTCTGAGGGGCGGGAACTTCAAGAAGCGCCTCCTCCGTAAGGCCATGAACAGCTTCTTTTGCAGAGTGGACCGCCCCATCCAGTTCCGGGGGACCATGAACGAGGACGTGACCACCTACACCACCTTGGGGAGCCGCGGGGAGCTGTTCTTCACCTTCGTTGATGTCCATATCATCCAAATCCCCACACAATCCCTGGGCGGTGGCATGACGGCTGCCTACCGGGAGAGCGGGACATACCTGAAAACCTTCTATTCAGTCATGTCCATGCCGTCCTGTATCAAGGTCGGGATGATGTACAGCAAGAACAGCCGGATACACCACCGCATCGACTGGGAGTGCTGCGTCCCCAAGATACTGAACGAGAAATACCGAAAGGAGAGATAGCTTCATGCAGGGCATAGCTGGCGATAAGATGCTGGCCCACATTGGAAGGGTGGCCGGAGATCACCGGCCCATTACTGCCGACATCTTCTTGACGAACTACTGCAATAACCGATGCCCCTACTGCACATACAGGCGGTGGGACCTGGAGGGCGGGGCCTATTCCATGACCCTGGCCGAGTTCAAAACCTATGCCGAGCGGCTGAGGGCCCTCGGAGTGCAGGGCTTCATCCTCACTGGAGGAGGGGAGCCCACGGTTGCCCCTGACTTTCCCGCCATTGCTGGATGGCTGGAGAGCCAGGGGCTTCATTATGGCGTCAACACCAACTTCAATGAGCTGCACTTCATCAAGCCCGACTATCTGAAGGTCAGCCTGGATGGGTGGGACGAGGATAGCTACGAATGGCGCCGGGGGGTGAGGCGCTACGATACCGTCCGGGAGAATATCCAGCGTTATGCCTCCTGGAAGGAGGAGCACAGCCCCGGCACCTCCCTGGGGGTCCAGTGCGTGGTGGAGAGCGTGGGGGACGTTCTGAAGTTCTACCAGGGCAACCATGGGCTGAAGGTCGATTACATGGTATTCCGTCCCAAGGAAAGCACCGAGGGCAAGGCGTATTCTGGGGAAGCTGGGAAGGTCATCGCCTCCAGTATTATCCGGGCCGTGAATGAGCTGGCCGCTCAAGACCCTCGCGTGGTGCTCAACTTCAAGTGGCACCTGCTGGGGACGCAGGAAACCTCTTGCGTTGCTTCCTGGGCCCAAATCGCCCTGAATGAGCGAGGCGAGGTCATGTACTGCTGCCACAAGCCCTATCAGGTCATCGGCCATGTGCTTGATGAGGATATTCTGGAAAAGAAGGCCGCCGCCGTAACTGATATGCGGACCTGTGACATACCCTGCCGGATGACCGCTCCCAATGCTTTTGTAGCCCGGACTATGGCCGAGCGTAAAGATGTCTGCTTCATCTGAGCGGGCACCTGACCAAGGAACGAGAGGTGGTGAGAGTGGCCCATCAGAACAACGAGCAGAACCTTATCCCCTTCAATGAGCGAACCGAGGACGAACGGAGGGAACTGGCTTCCAAAGCTGGGAAGGCCTCTGGAGCTGCCCGCCGGAAGAAACGGACCATGAAGGCCACCGCCAAAATGCTGTTTGACCTCCCTATCACCTCCAAGGAGCTGAAGCAAAAACTGGCTCTGCTGGGCGTTGACACGGATGATGCCACATACCAAACCGCCGTCATGGTGGCTATGCTCAACCAGGCCATGAAGGGCAATGTCAAGGCTGCCGCCTTCTGCCGGGAGCTGCTGGGAGAGGACCCGTCCATCCAGCTCCGCCGGGATGAGCTGAAGCTGTCCCGAGAGAAGTTCCAGCATGAGAAGGCCATGGACGAGCGCACCGTGGCCGCAGACGAGCAGAAGGCGTCCCTGGCTGATGCTATCCAGGCAGCCTACCAAATGCGGCTCAAACGTGAGCAGACGGGCGGTGACGATGAATGATAGACCCGGAGGCAATCCTGTACTATGCGGACAACCCTGTGGACTTTGTGGAGGACATCATCCGGGCAAAGCCTGACCCCAACCAGCGGGACATACTCAACTCCATTGCCAAGTATCCTATGACCTCCGTTCGGTCCGGCCACGGCATCGGCAAGTCCGCTGTGGAGAGCTGGGCCGTCATCTGGTTTCTGGCGACCAGGCCCTTCCCGAAGATACCCTGCACGGCCCCCACCCAGCACCAGCTCTGGGACATTCTGTGGGCCGAAATCGCCAAATGGCTGAGGTCAAACCCCGTACTGAGCAACGACCTTATCTGGACCCGCGAAAAGGTCTATATGAGGGGCTACCCTGAAGAATGGTTTGCGGTGGCCCGGACCGCCAGCAAGCCCGATGCCCTCCAGGGCTTCCACGCTGACCATGTGCTCTATATCATCGACGAGGCCTCCGGTGTCCGGGATGATATTTTCGAGCCTGTCCTGGGTGCCCTCTCCACCGAGGGGGCCCGCCTGGTCATGTGCGGGAACCCCACCAAAATCACCGGCTTTTTCTATGATAGCCACCACAAGAACAGGGCGCAGTACAGTACCCTCCATATTGATGGCCGGAACAGTAGCCGGGTGGATGAGGAGTTCATCCGAACCATCATAGAGATGTTCGGGGAGGACAGCGACGTTTTCCGGGTCCGTGTGGCCGGGGACTTCCCCAAGGCCCTGCCTGACAGCTTCATAGCCATGGAATGGGCGGAGAGGGCCAGCGAGGGAGAGCCCCCCACCATTGAGCGGGTCCTGAGAGTGGACATCGGCATAGACGTGGCCCGGTACGGAGATGACAGCAGCGTGCTCTCCCCCGTGCTGAATAAGACCGTGCAGGACCAGCCCCAGGTCTATCACCATAACGATACCATGGAGCTGGCCGGGAGAGCTGTTCAGGCCATCAAGACCTATGCCAGGGCCCACGAATGGGCCTCTATTTTCGTCAAGGTGGACTGTGACGGCCTGGGTGTGGGGGTATATGACCGCCTGGCAGAGCAGAGGGCTGAAATCGTGGGGGCTGTCGAGGCTGACCGGGCCGCTCGGTATGAGGGCGAGGACCCGGACAAAATCCCCCCTCCGTTTCATCTGGAGGTCCTGGAGTGCCACTTCGGGGGCGAAGGTGGGCGGATTACGGATGATGACCCTATCGAATACCAGAACAGCACCGGGCTCATGTGGGGCGCCGTGCGGGAGGCCCTGAGAACCGGCAGCCTTCACCTCTGGTATAACGACCAGCAGATCAGTCAGCTATCCAACAGGAAGTATTCCGTCAATAGCTCTGGCCGGATTGAGCTGGAGCGCAAGGAGGCCATGAAAAAGCGGGGGCTTTCCTCCCCCGATATGGCCGACGCCCTGGCCCTGGCCCTCCACGACCCCGTCGTGAGCGACTGGAGCCTTGAATTTTGACATCGAGGAGGAAACACCGTGAAGACGTTGAACGGGTATCTTGTGGGAGGCAAGGGCCTC